TTCATTGTTCTGTCCTTTCGTTTGGGGGTTTGTTTCTTTCGTTGCTGTAATTATACATCGGCATATTCTGAATATGCAACCACTTATTTAGTATTTTTCTTCTTTTTTTTTATTTTTGTGCATATTTATTTACGACCCTGTTTATTGGGCTAAAAACGCACCTTTCCGTTTATTGCGACCTACCTCGCGTTTTAAGCCCCTCGATTCTCCAAGGGGCGGTGAGTCGTTTTCTTTCGATGGATGCAGCACAAGCCATCCTAGCCCCCTTATTTTGTACGGGGTTTGTTAGGCAGTGGGGTTTCTGGGCTGTGCGGCGGGGTTAGCCTGTCAAAGTTATTTTGGCGGATTGTCCCATAGCGATCCTGCTAGAATAACTTGTGAAGGTTGTGCCTGAAAAGGCTGTTGCGTTTGCCGAATCCAAACCATTATACAAATTGAAGTCTGATGCAAACAGGTCGATGGTTGTAGGCATATCAAGTTGGGCGTTCATGTTTTTCTCAATCGTAAAAGTTCCGCCGTACATTGTCAAAGCCGTTTGGATTTCTTTTGAATTGAAATAGCAAACTGAATCGCTTGCGATAGTAAGGTTTTCTATTCCATCGACTTCCGAAGTATTGTTCAGTTCATACTTGCCGCCACCGTACAAAGAGATGTCATCGTTTTCTCCATTGTCAGTCACATTAAAACGACCTTCGCAAAGAATGTTTGAATCATCTGAACCATCTTCGATTATCACTTGCGAAACAATTCCCGTTGAAGTATTCGAAGCGGGATTTATTCTGTTGCCACTCATAATGTATATGTTTGAAATTGCAGACGTGGCTTCAATTCTCAATTCCGATTCGCAGTTTGTAATGTATACGTTGCCAATTGTACCGCTCAACACGCAACCATCTTTGATTTGTTTTGCACCGCGTATGTAGAAATCGTCCACCGAAAGTCGAAGGAACAGTTGAGCCTTTGTATCCGCAAAAACTTTGCTTGCGATTATGTGTAAACTTGTTGTTGAACTTCCAAAGTCCTGTGAATAATTCTTTCCGAAGTAACACCTGCTGCAAACCATCGCGCCCGTGCTTGGGCTGAACGATCCGTTCTCATTGAACAGTGCTATATCGTTTGCAGTTGGCAAACCACTTGACCAATTATGCGCATCTTCAAGGTCACCACTCAATCCACCCAACCAAGATATTCTTTGTGCAACTGTTATCGAAAGTTTGGGTCTGTTTCCCGATGTCGAGTCCTCCCGACTATAAAAACGAGTGAACCCACCATTCGCAGGAGTACCATTCAAGAATCCTATCAATCGCAATATGCCGCTTCTTCGATTGATTGCATCAACAACCAAAGAGGTTATATCCAAAACAACATCTGTGGTAGTTCCCACACCAAAAGTATAAATCGGTTCGGTTATTTCCGCATCTACACTTCCACCCGTCACCCAAGTGTTTGAGCCATCGTATGTATTCCAATTGCACGAACTTTCCACATAGGTTTGGGATAATCTTGCAAGGGTCATTGTGTTCGTCCCACCGCCAGACGATGCGGCGGTCAATGTCAATTCTGCTTTCACAATATCACTTGGGTTCGTGTAGGCAGAAACATCAAACTGAATCAACATATTCTTTTCATACAAAGTACCACCCGCCAAGCCACATTGCATTTGCGACGCAGTTCCATAATTATTTGTTGGCTGACCTTCGTTCAGCCAAGTATCTGAGTCTGGGTTGATTGTTGTAGTGGTTGCCATTATGAAATTGCTATCGTGCGACCCAAATCTGTAAGTACCAAGCCGCCCTTTGAATCAATGCCATTTGTCCACACCGCATTCGCCAAACCGCTTCTCTCATCGACAACGCCGCCTTCGTACAAAGTTGCGTTTGTAATTGTAACACTTGAAGCCGTTGATTCCGACATATCAAAAGTGCCGCCGTTCACCGTCAAGGTCGTAAGCGTTCCGCTTGTTGAATACTGAACCAACGCGGTGCTGTGTTGCGTAAGTGTAGTACAAGTTGCTGTGCCATTGATAACAAGAATGCCACTGATCGCCTCAGCCGTTGTGGTGTTCGAGGCAGTCGTTACCTTGCCCGCCGAAACTGTTATGTTTGTGTTGGTTACTGAAGTTCCCATAATTACTTCGGCAAACATTGCCTCAATCAATTCAAGATTTGTTACGGTTGAACTATCGGCAACGGTGACAGTGCCTTGTGAACCTAGCACCCGCAAAGTTGTAACCGTTCCCGCAAGATGAAGCATATCACTGCCGCCACCATCATTTACATTTATTGTAGCCTGAGTACCATCAAAACTTTGGAACGAACCCAGACCACTTAATTCCATCGCGGTTGTGTTGATCGTACACTTCTCGTTGATGCCGCCTGTGAATGCAGCATCAAAAGTAATGTCGGAAGCGTGAGGACTTCCACCAAGTGTGATCGCTGTATTTCCCGCAATGCCCACTGTGCTTTGTGTTACTGTTATTGAATAATCTCCCGAAGCATCAACCAACGGTGTCGCGGGAGTTGCAATCATATCTGACCCACCAGATATTTGTGAGTTTATACAATCAACAATCTTCTTGGCAACCGCAGCAATAGCCAAGCCAAGTATGCCTACGGTTGTGCTTGTGTCTGTTACCCCACTATCGAAAGTATACAAAACTGTGGTGCTATCTGAATCGACCAACTGAAATGTTTTGCCGTTCAAATCTGCAATTGCCATCGTTGAAATTACTTTGATGGTTGTCGTTGCCGCCACGCCACCACTTACACCAAAGTTTCTATTGATTTGTGAACCAACACGGATTGCCGCAAGTGTTCCTGATGCAGGAATAGAACCGTGGAAGTATCCTGTTTCATCTGTTGGGCTGTCAGCAATGATTGCAGTATCTCCATTAGCGGGCAAAGTATCTCCTGACCAATTTGCAGCCTCAGCCAAGTTGCCTGTATCTGTCCCGCCGCCTTCCCAATATCTTGTAGCCATTTATTTCACCACTTTCCTTTTGGGCATTCTTCGCCTTTAAGTTTTATTTTGGCTGCAACAAAACAACCACAGCCGCCCTTTTCTTCTATGCAAACTCCGAAGTCGTAAATCGGACATTTTAAGCACAACGCTTTTCTTGTTTCCATTGTTGCTTCGTCCGCAGCGTCAATGCCAAGTTCAGACTTCAACAACTTTGCACCGCCGCGAATCAAACTCAACATTCCTTTTTTGGCACAAGAGGTGCAACCACCCCTTCCGCCAACAGGTTCACCACGTTTTTGCTTGCTCATTTTCTCAATGGCTTCTGCTTGTGGTTCGCCTAATTTTCCGTTCTTGTACTTTTCCAACTGTGCCTTGTACGGCGGGTCTTTTTGTTCCAAAGCCCTCAGTCTGTCATTTTCTTCTTGGGTTATTCTCCCAACAAAGTTTTGTTCTTGCCGCCTTAACTCGTTCGCTTTCCGCACCTGATCTTCCATCGCTTGAAGTTCCTTTTCAGTAAGTCCCGCAAAACCAACAGGCAAAAGAATGTGCTTGTCGGTTTCTGGGTCGTTTGAGATTTCATACATTTTCTTGGTCATTACTATAATTCCCACCAAGGCTTTTCGTTGCTGTTGGGTCTTATTTTAATTTGGCAAGGTGTACACATTCTACTCTCTGAGCCATCACAGGCATTGCAAGTCGGATCATTCAAACCGTTGGGGTCAGAATCACCTACACAATGCCCGCAAGGATAAGAAGTTTGCGGCATACCATTTGTTGAGTTGAGTTCGGTTGCAGGGAAAGCACAATCACACCATTCATCGGGTTCTTCACCACACTCACAGCCAACACATCCACCAGACCAATCACCTTCGCAACAGTCCTTGCAGTATTCACATTCTTCCCACCAGATTCCTACCTTGCCATAACAAGTTCCCTCAGAATAAACATTGCCGCCTTGATATTCTCGATTCAAACATGGCGGACTCATCAAAGAAATCCAACCATCATCGTTGCAGTATTCTGCGGGCGCGTTATTTCCTTGCGCATCGTTTACAACACAGGTGTACATAGTACCGTCACCTAAATCGAGTACATTGTTGCTTGAAAAAACGGTTGATGGGTGAAACGCAACAATAGCATTGTCGGTTCGCACAGTTGATTCTATGTCAACTGCGGGCGGACAACTGCATGAGTTGAAAACCAATTCGGGAATCGCGGGTTGTGCGCCCGCAGGGGGCGGGTCATCAGACATTTCTTTGCAATGGTCACCCAAGTTGCAAACACTTTCCATTCCCCACCACTTTCCGCGATAACCAAGCGCAGATTCTGCACTGCCGCCATTCCCACCAGAACACGCTTGACCCGAACAATCCAACGCGGGATACCCACTTGCAAGTCCCATTTGTGATCTTGATAATTCTGTAAGCCCTCGTATTTCCAAAACCCAACCCGAACTGCATTCATCAACATCATCTGCTTGGTAAGTGAAATACGCTTCGATATGGTGAGATTTGAAAGCACCTACTTCCCAACCTGCGAACGCTATGTTTCCATCGTCATCCCATTCATTGCAAGCGTCTGAAGTATAGCCGCAAGTACTTCCAAGCGTTGTATCTCCCAAACAAAGTGCTTGCCCATCACTTCCGCCAACCTCACCTGTTCCGTATTTGTCGAGCGAAGATGCAAAACCGTTATCAATTGGATAACAAGGGTTGGTTGGGTCACAGGGGCGGCAGTTGTCTGTGCCTTCAAAACAATCACCTACCGCCAAACAATCTATTGATTCACAGCCCTCTCCGCCGCAGTCGGGATAGATACTTCCTTCATCGCACTCATCATCTCCTGCACAACAACAAGTGTTGCAATCGCAACCCGATGACCAATAGCCTCCCCAATAGCATCCGCAATCTTGTCTTGTTAATCTTAGCCTGTGGACGGTGTGTTCATATCTTACATAATCGCTAACACCATCTGCCTTTGCTCCCCACCCCGAAGGTGAACCTGTCACAACTTCTTCATCAAATAAAGTTGATGAGCCGCCGCCGCATTGTTGCGTTAAGTTTACGCCATTTGCATTTGTGCAAACCTTTCCCTGAATAATAAACGAATCCAATTTGAACTCAATGTCAATGTACCTGTCGCAATTGTGTCCATCGCCGCAAGCATCTACGCACGAACAATTTTGCCAATCTCCACAATTGTTTCCACTTTCATCACAAGGGCTGCATTCGCCACGGCACAATCCACACAGCCCACGGTACTCATCTTTTCTTTCAGGTGGATCGCCTGAACACGCTTGTCTGCAAAATCGTTTACTTAGTCCTGCCATGTTGGTATCCTAACACGTAACACAAGTTCCGTCCCAAGCGTTCGCAGCCGAAAACACTTGCCTGAAAGTTCCGTCTGATTCTCTTATATTGTGCATCAAAACAATCGGCGTTGTTTTTAATGGGAACTCGTATTGTGTGCAGGGCGGCATTCCCAGAACCGTATCCCAACATTCTGGTATTTGAGGATAAGTCCCATCATCACCAAGCGATGCCTCTCTTTGTGTATCTCCTCCCCCAATCGCTTGCATCATAAAATCACCAACACCTTTTGTATGGTCTACTCCTGCCGCGTTGTCGTAGGTGTTGAAGGCTTCCAAGATATTCATAGCGGGCTTAGTGTATGCAACTCTGTTGATATTTGGAAATCCGCCAATACCTTCTGGGTTGCAGTTCGCCGCGCTTGCATTTGACTTGATACATGGATATTGCAAAGGGTTGTAATCACTTGTCAAGTCGTAAGCGTCAAAACGAAAAGGAGTTTCGGCATCTGCCAAAGTTGTACCCCACGATGAGTTTTGCGGATCTTCCCACCAATTCCAATAGCCCTGAAAGTTTAAGTAAGTCAAACAGTTGGTGTGTGTTGCACAGCAAAATTGCGTATCCGCAGCAGTTATCCTCGACTCTATGCAAGTTGGGCAACAATCAACTTCGCCCGCAGTTGGTCGAACCTCAACCCACGCATATTCATAAGTGTTGGGTTGCATTAAGTCGTGATCTAAAACGTGCGCACGAAGTAATTTTGCAAAGAAGTATGGCTTGTAAAGTTCTAAGTCTGTAATTCTATCATGCAGTGATTGATTACTTAAAACGCCAGAAGCGTTTTCGGCTTTCGATTCATAATCCCGAAGCATAGCCATAAATCTTGACCACATCGCAGGACTTAATTCACCCAACCCGCGTGTTATTTCAGGGTAGTTGTAGTTATTATCACTCACGGCATATTTCCAAGACCCAACAAGTCGAAGTTTCTTAATTGCGGAAATGGTTGCGCCCAACGTACATCTGATGCGTACCTTTGGAAAGGCGTGCTGTCTGTCCACTCTGTTACCACTTTGTTATCTGAATCTCGCATAGCAACCTGTTTCGCGTGAAACATTTCATCGGCGGCAAACTTGTGGGTTGTTGTCCATACGTTTCCATTTGATACGCTTGCAGAAGCACCAAGGTACAACAACTGCCCCGCAGGGAAACCCTCCCAATCAACTATGTTTCTGCAATTAGTAAAACTTCGGATTGTGTTGAAGTTTGGCTTGTTGGCAAACGGCGATCTGACATCCAAGGTTTGTTGGAAAATCCCAACTGAAACGGGTTTGCCTTCAAGGTCAACACTATAACCGCCAATGTCCTCAATAGATATGCCAAACGAATCGTACGGCGGCATAGTTGGAAAGTTTCGGTAGATGTCCCTTGCAATACTTCTTACGTTTGTAGAAACCGCAGTGTAAGAACCCCCACCATCAAGTCCCGATACGGCATAGTTGCAAGTGATAAATTGCGCAAAATTACTCGCGGGGTCTGCGGTGATTTCATGTCCAATCACAGTCATTTGTCGATCCTCTGGGTGACTATCGCCAACTTGCGGAACACCTTCGGCGCGCAAAGCAACCATCGCTGTAAGTGCATTATCTGTTGTTGGTTCGCCGTCAAACACAATAAACTCTCGCACCCCTGTTGGTGAGGACAATGCACTTCGCTGCACAGTTCTTGAACCTATCTTTTCGCTTACAACTATGCTCATTTCATTTGCCCCTTGATTGACTGCGCTGTTTTGTCGCTACTGATCGAGGTACTTTGGTTGTACTTTTCGTTGTTCTTGATTGGTTCTTTTGTTTCCTTCAATACCGCCAAGATGTCCCTGTTTGATTTTGCTGTATCTTCTGCCCAATCTTTTTCTACCGCAACACGCATATTCCTTGAACCAACTATGGTTTCTATTGTTGCAATAGACCCCTCCAATTTTTTCTGTGTTGGCATCACGTCTATCTTTCTACCCGCACCCGCTTTGTCGGCTGCCAACTTTGCATCGTTTGCCATTTTAAGCAAACCCAAAGGGTCACGCTTGCCCCTGAACCACCCCATGCCATGCCTTGATACTTCGGGCGTTTTTTCTTTTGGTTTTATCTGTTCCTCAATTGCCTCTTTCTTTTCTTTGGCAGTGAAATACGCTTCACGCAATCTTGCTTTTTCTCTTTCTATATCATCCTCGATTGCCCTTTTCTTTTCTTTGGCATCGGAAAATACATCTATCAATTCATTTTCTTTTTTGTCATTTTCTTCTTTGACTTTTTTTTCTGCTTGTGCTTCGATCAAAACTTGTTGAATCTGTTGAGTTAGTTCTTCGGGTGCTTGGGAATCAGTGCCTAACAAAACCTGTTGAATCTTTTGGACAAGTTCTTCGGGTTTTTGGAAACCCGCTTCGGTTAGTGTTTGCGTGATCTTTTGAGTTAGTTCTTCTGGTTCTTTGGTGTCTGAATCCTCAACAACAACCTGTTGAATCTTTTGAGTTAATTCTTCGGGTGCTTGTGTGTCAGCACCAGAAAGGATATGTTGCATCTTTTGTGATGTTGCCACGCTTCGATTCGTAGAAAGTCTATGGCTTGCCGATGCCATAACTTCGTCAAGTCCTGCAATTGTTTTCTTTTCCTTTGTCGGGGCTTCCTCAATTTTTTTGCTCATCGACTGCATAAACCTTTCAAGTTCAGCGATCCGCAACTTTTCTTGTTTGTGTGGGTCTACCCCAAACGCCATTTCTTTTAATGTCTGCCCCCACCCTTCCAAAACTTCTTTGCCTTCTTCTTTGGCTTCTTTCAATGTTTCGCGGTTTGCGAATCGCTCGTTCATGCTTCCAAGAATGCTATCAATTTGTGCCTCGTCTGCTTCCGCACGGCTCTCTTTGTCAATACCAACCCCGCCTTTTACTATTCCACCCGCAACCCGCATTCTGTCGAATAATCCACCCACACTGCTGCCACCAAAGATGTCGGTAATTCCCTCTACCATACCCTGACCAAACGAGCCAACCGATTCGGTAATCCACCCCAAAGGTTTCACGCCCAAGTTGGTCAATCCAACTCTCATATCTTCAAACACGTTTCGGATTTCTTGCCCAACTCTCACCAAGCCGATCACAATAGAAGTCAACACTCTTTCAATTCCACTTCCTGTTGTTTCATCGTACCGCAGAAAATCTGTGAACGCAGAACCCGCACCTTCTGTTACATCAAGAACCAACGCTTTTATGTTGTTGAAGGTTTGGCTGAACTCGTCCCAAAGTTGAGATACTGCACCAACAGCAATATGAATTGCATCGGGCAGTTTTGTTTTAATCCAAGTGATTGCGTTCTTGATAAAGTCTTGGATTCTGGTTTTGTTTGCTTCGAGAACCTCGCCGATCTTATTCCACATCTTCACTTGTGAACCCGCCGCCCCTCTTAGCGTTGGTTCTAAAATGTCAGTTATGGTAATCATTACATCTGCGACTGCCGACTGAACTATTTTGAATGCTGTTGCTAGCGTGTCGCGTTGGGTTGCTGCGATCTGTTTGGTGAATCCATCTACATTTGCAAGTTGAGCCGTGTACTTTTGAATCGCCGCCTCGCCCTGCCCGATGAGTTGCAAGAACGCCACGCCACCTCTTGCACCAAACATCTGAACGCCAAGATCAGCGATTTCCATATCGGAAAGGTTCTTGGTTGCCTTGACCAAATCACCAATCAGTTTGCTCATTGGCTTCATTGCACCAGAAGCATCCGTCACCGATACACCCAACGCTGCAATTTTCTTTTGAACCTTGCTTGTTGCAAGACCCATCAAGACCTTGCGAAGTCCTGTGCCCGCCATCGAACCACGGTTGCCCGCAGCAGCCAACGCAGTCAATGATCCAACTATTTCTTCAACATCTTTGCCAACCGTTTTGCCAACCGCACCAACATACTTCATCGCCTCGCCAAGATCGGTGGCATCCATGTTTGCAGAAGTAAATGCCTTGGTAAGAACATCCATTGTATGCGACAAATCTTTGGCTTCGAGTTGCATTCCCCCCATAACTCTTGCGGCAATATCGGCGGCGGATGCAAGATCAAGACCTGAAGCCGCAGCGAAGTCAAGCGTTGGAGTCATCGCAGTTATGACATCGTTGGTTTTAAAACCCGCCATTGCAAAGATTGACATTGCATCAGCCGCTTGGTTCGCACTGTATTCGGTAGCCCGACCCAATCGCCTTGCTTCCTCACGCAATGCCTTAAACTCTTTTGTGGTTGCACCTGTCAACGCTTTCACGCGCGCCATAGACTGCCCGAACTTTGCACCGACCACCACCGACAACGCAACAAAAGCCGACAACGCAAGAACACCACGCTTCGCCCATTTTATGATTGACGAGAAAAGCGCAGATACCAAGTTGAAAACTGTTTTGATAACCGCACCAACTACTTTGAAGGCGGCAGTCAATACATTCTTGATAAGACTTGCAAGACCACCAAGAACTTTTCCAATAACAGAAGCACCGCCGCTTGCAATGCTCATGGCACTTTTCATGCCCTTTTTCAATTTGCTTAAATCTGCTCGGACTTCAACAAATACTTCTGCAATTTTTCTTCCTGATGCCATTTATTTCTCCACTATCGTTGGTGCAATACCCATGCTTGCAAAAGTTGCTTCAATTTGTGCCGAACTTGAAACACCCTGAGAGGGTGGAGCGAGAGGTGCGGATTCGCCACCACCCCCCCAAGGATTTGTCAGTTTCAAAACCTCTGGCAGTTCTTTGTAATATGCAACGAATTGAGCAAGCGACATTTCCCACACCACATCAATCGGGGTTGAAGAAACCGAAGCGAGAATTAAAATAGATCGAACCCAATTTACGGGTTCGTCGGTTCGTTTCCCAAATCATCTTCACCTTCTTTTTCTTCATCGGGCATTCCAATAATCTGCCCAAGTATTTCTGTTGCATCAGTTATTCCATCAAACAAATCCATCACACTGCTTTGCGTGATTTCTTTGTGGTTGCCAGATACCGAACGCCACAAAAGCCAAGACAATCCTGTGAATGTCATGGCTTCGCTAAGCATTGCGTCAATGTCAAGCGGCGTTTTTATCCATTCAGAATAAAGTATTCGCTTTTCACTGTTTGGCAACTCTGATTTGTTGATCTCTTTTCTTCGCTCGTTTTTCAAGTGTTCGCAGAAGCCCGCCCAATCGGATAAACCAAGTTGGGCAAACTCATATTGCGAACCTCGAAGCGTAACATAAACAGGACTCTTGACTGCTTGTTCAATCGTTGTCATTCTGCACCTCTTTCTAAATTATGCCGACTTAGTCCAAGTCGGTGAACCTGTACCTCGGAACGTGTACGAAACTTCGTTTGCTCCATCAATGTTCACGGTTGTATCAATGCCTGTGATGATTATATTGCCAACGATAGTACCGTCGGTTGTATCGTCAAAGAACCTGAACTCGCAACTTGCTGCTGTATCTCCAATGCCGCCTGTCGCGGGTGATGTGTCAGGTGTAAGACCATTTGAAGAAGTTGAATCCCACAACGCTGTCCAACTACCTGACCATGATCGCCGACCCGCAATGTACTCATCCCATTGCCCTGTTGCATTCATCGCGGTTATATCAAGTTCTGCACCTGCAAAACTTATTGACCACTCTTTGACATTGCTGTCAATTCCTGTACCATCAAAGGTAACCTTTCCACTCAAACCATTTACTACTGCCATTTTTCTAGTCCTTCAATCCTGTGGCAACATAATCGCAGGTATGCCGCCATGATGTTCCCTCCAACAATGGAGGGGCTTCGTTATCCATTCGCATCTGCGTTTGCGAATGTCCACTTATCGCGTAGGTCGCTCTTGATAATACGCCACGCAGCGCATCACTAATATCCATGCAAGCCCTTGCACCTGCTTCTTCACTTTCCCAAATATCAAATTGGTATCGAATAAAATATCCATCGGTTTCCATTACGTTGTCACTCACAATGCTTATGACATGAAAAACTGCATAAGGGTAGGTTTCATTTTTATCGGCTTGCGAATAGCGCAGCCTTCCTGCCGTTGAACCATCGCCACCGATAGAGGTGTTGAAAGCGTTGTCTGCCGTCAAGAAGTCATACAAACCAATTACTACATTTGCAAGATCAACCGCCGCCACTTATGCACCGCCTTTCGATACTTCTTTTATGCCCGCCCGAATTACCGCGATGATTTCTTTTTGCTTGTTGTCAAATGCGGGTCGCAAGTATGGTCGCGGTGCCATGTTTTGAGTTCCAAGTTCCAATGCCGCACCGTACTTATCTGCGGGTGCTGTTGCACCTACTCTTGCAATAAACTCGCCCCACCCTGTCCTTGCACCCTCAACTTGAATGCTTCTTCCAAGGTCACCTGTTTGCCTGAACGGTACTTGCCCCGCCTTTGACCTGAATTTTCCCTGATGCCCCTTGTGCTGATTCAATAGAAGTTTGGCTTCACGCTGAACCATTGTGCCGCCCGCCATGATTGCCGATTCCAAAGCATTCTTGGCATCAGAAAGGTAAGTTGCCGTCATGTCGTCAAGATGACCAATCTTTCCACTGACCGATGAAGAACCACCGCCCGATGCTGCTGATGTCAATGCTAAAAGTGGAAGGGGCATCAGACTTCTTGCTCCAATACCAACTTCAAATATGAACCCGCCGAGTCAATATCCAAAACCGCACGAATCAAATATGTTTCGCTGCTAATTGAAAGACGATCACCAAGTACGATGTCGGGTGTGCCAGAAGCATACCCATGATGTGACACATTCCATTCTTCGCGTTGGTATTCATCTCTCTTAGCACCCGACAATGGTTGCAGCATAATGCTTATTGTGCTGCTAGTTGCCCAAGATTCAAGCGTTGCACCGAACGCATCCCGCGTAAGGGTTTTACGCTGAACGATTGCTGTTGTGTTTGATAGTGATGCTACGCTCACAACGAAACCCTCGAATATCTTGCAAGCCTAGATGATGGGCTGAATGTTACCTGTGCGGCGAGTGCATAAGAATAATCGCCCAACTTTTCTGACTTCACCGCCATATCTTTGTCTTTTAGATTCAATGCCGCTTTTGCCGCAAAGATTATTTCGTATTCTACATCGGAAGGAATAGTTGAGAATCCCGCCGTGTATTTCACCCGCACATCGTGGTACGGATAACCCGATCCACAACTGCCGTAGAAATCTATCATTCCAATCTTGTAATCTGTTTGGTATTCGCCTGTGTATTGTTCCCAACTTTGCAAAGTTAGCAAGCCCAAACTTGCAGCCTGAACCCCACGCCGTTCGAGCATAGTTGAATCGCCATTGTTTACCAATGTCGCTGTCCAACCTGATGTTCCATCTATTGCTGTTGCAAGTGCTGTTATCGATGCACTCGCCGCGAATGTTTTTGTTGTTGTTGTTGTTGAGCCATCGCTTCCGACTTCTCGCAAGATCACGGATACATCAGTCACCTCAACCGTAGGTGAAAGATTACTGCCTGTGTATTCGATTGTAAGTGCGTCTTGAAAACTTGCACCTACAAAGTTTATGCCTGTAACATCTGGGTCGGCAAGCGTGCCGATGCCGTCTTGCCCGATGTCAAGTATCTCATCCTTATCTGTTGAAAGGATGTCACGATCAAGATGGGTTTCCATCTTTGCCCACAAATCCGTTATCAGGACTTCAAGCAAAGTGTCATCATCTGAACCACTGATATTGGCAACAAGTTTTGTTCTTGTTACTAATGTTGCGAGTTGTCCTACTGATAGTGTTGACATGATACACCTCGACTTCCAAGTGAGGGGGGTATAATTCCCCCCCACTTTTCAGTCATAAGATCAACTTACAATTTCATCCACTGTTGAGATGTCATTGTCGCTTGCAGGATAAACTCTCGGTAAACCCATTACGATTGCTGAACAATCGCTTGTTGCTGTACCAACTGTCATCACTGCCTTTACATATCTACCATCGTCTTGAAGTTCATCAAACCGAAGATTGATAATCGCTTGTTTGTCCGAATCAGTTCCCGCTTGGGTAAGTTGTGTAATTGCCTTACCTGTTATGTCGGAAAAAGAACCGCCACTACTTGTTGCATCTTGCAACTTGAAATCCAATGTTGCTGATGAACCAAGCGTTCCCGCTTGAACAACTGCAACGATTCGACTCCACAGACTCATATCTATTTCGTCGCTGTCGTATGCTGCTGCTGTGTT